CGGGGATGGGTGGTTCATCCTTTCCTATATATTAGATGAATCGAAATGATGCGAACCTGTAAACTAGGAGTTGTGCCCAAAATTTATAGCGTCAACGGATCAAAGTAGGTAATAGAAAACTCACCTCTAATATGAAGAGTCGCGATCACAAGCGCAACATTAAACATGACCACAGAACACAATCTAGTCACTACTACTCAGGACAAAAAACAGAGTGAAAAAACACAATCAGAAAACAAAAATTCAGGCAATACTCCGACCGATGTTGAGGGTATTATAGCCAATTATTATCTTAGGTCACTAAACTACTATTGGCCAAGTGTCTCAACTGTTGGCGTGGTGACACTACATAGTCAAGCATTTCAAATTCCTACTGTAACTAGCAATGCAATTGTTGTTGAAACTGATGTATTTTGTGCATCAGATTTTTGTAATGATACCGAATATTATGTGATGACTTTTGAATTTTGGTTGCACTCTTCAGCAACTAGCCCTTTTCCAAATGATTATATTGTTGGGTACCCAAATGCACCTGTCATGGTTGTTAATAACCAAACCTCAAGTGCGTTCACATCATTGGCAACAGGGCAACACACAGCAAACAACCATTCAAGAACAGGCCACTACAAGTTCAGAACAATAATGGCAAAAAAAATGTTAGCAAACACAGATTATTTTTTACACTTAAAGGTTCAAACAGTGAGTTCATCAGGGGTAGGGACTGCCACTTATTGGGTTACAAACGTAAGAATGTGGGATTACGTTGAGAGTGTTGAAGTTACAAATCAAACATTACATATACCAGTTGAAATTCAGAATTTTCCTGCTACTCAAGATGTTAACGTTATAAATGCAACCTTGAACACAAACATAACAAATCCCAGTCTTAATACTAATGCAACAATAGTTAATGACCCATTAAATGTTAATATTACGGGTAATACTGTAACAAGTGATGTTGTAATTAAAAACGTTGATATAGGAAATCAGTTAACAACGATGAATGTATTAATTGGGGGCTTACGAGAAAATCAATGTACTAACAATAGTCAACATACTGAACCGAAAAAGTATGAAGGATCTTTTAACGTTTACGGTAATGAGCAAACAACAAATGCTATTAAAATCTTCAATGATTCAAAAGAATTGGATAGAATGTCGGCTGGTAAACCGAATGGTACATGGTATAACTTATTCTTAGAGCTTGAAGATGAATTTGTAGCTAGTAATATTGATATGAATGATTCATGTGTTACTGTTCAACAAAAAAACAACAAGAGTGATGAGAAGAAAATAAACAGCAACAAACAGCTAACTGGTAATCAGGTTGTACGAATGAACAGAAGGCAATTAGAGAATGAAAAGAATGAGAAGAAGAGGAAGAGGGATGATGAGGGATTAATATCAGTAGTTGCTAAAGAAAAACAGGATGAGCAGGAAAGAGTAAAAAAACAAGAAAAACTAGAAACTGTGGTTTCAAGAATAGCAGATAAAATTCCAAACGAACCTGCATTTTACCAATGGATATTATCATTAATAAAAAATAACGATATTAGAGTTGAAACTTGGTTTATTAGGTTAGTTGCTAAAAAGGTGCTCGATGCAAGAAGATTAAAGATTGGATCATTTATTAAGGGATTAAGAAGTGTAACTTGCAGAGGTGATATTTTTAATTTACTATGTTGTTGTGGTGCTATCAGATCAGTAGGAACCACAGTGTTTAGAGACTTCTTGTTATTAGCAAGCGAGTGTGGAAATGACTTCTCAACTAATGTATATATTCACAGAGATTGGTCAGGTTATATTTATGAGCCTCAAAAATATATCCAAATTTGGGATGACTCAAATGCGATTTTAGAGGGTAGTTTCAACCCTTATGGTAATGGACAAACTGACCCATTAACAATAGCGGGAACTGCGATAGGTACAGCTTTATTATCAAAAGCAGCTAACACAGCAATTGAAAAAGTACCTGACATTGTATCTGGTTTGGGTAATGTGATTATACCACAGAAGGTTGGTTATGATGATCCACGAATAATCCAAGATGTGATAATTGAAGATTACAGAAGTAATGGACATGAGTTGACACCTGAAGAAAAGTACCATGAGAAGAAGCTAATTGAGAGAGGAGCAATAGAGAGTGTATTATTAAACGAGATGCAAAAGGAATCAGGAAGAGCATTAACAAGAAAAGAAGCTGATAAATTTCTACGACTGAATAGTAATGAACCAAGTTGGACTGATAAAATACTAACAGGTTTAGTTGGGCAATTAGGAGAGAACAAGTATATCGGACCAAACTATACTGGGGGCAAACTAGGGGGTGTTGCAACAGTGAGGGATTTAGCTGAAAGTTTGAGTGTACAACCAAAATCAAGATTAGATCAAATCGCTAGAAAACATGATATGATGTATGCTATTGCAAAGGACAAGAAAACACAAGCTAAGGCTGATGAGAAAATGATTGAAGAGATACAACAGTTGGAGGATAAAAATGTTCAGGAGTATGCAACATTAGGAGCTTTGAAGGCTAAGTCAACAATGGATATGTTAACAGATTTATTTGGAAGAAGTGATTATGATAAAACAAATGAAGTTAAAGAAGGATCGTTCAACCCGTATGGTAATGGTCAATGGACAGATGAGATTGGTTATGATAAGAGGAGTGAGATAATGGAAGGATCTTTTAATCCATATGGTAATGGGCAATGGGTTGATTATGGGAAGCTATTTGCTGCATTAATTGATAGACTTGTTAATGATTACGGTTGGAATGATAAAACATTGAGAGGATTAGCGCCAATAGGTTTACTGACAACAGGAGTACAATTGGATTCACAAGTCCATGATCCGTACTTCATGACTAGAGGTTCAAGAAGAGAGTATACATATACACAGTTAGCAACAATGATTGATGGTATTGTATCAGCATTTTCATTTTTTCCAAGGGTAATAAGAGGTGCAGATGGTATATTAACAGCAAATCTTAATGTGAACAATTATGTGTCAATTAAATCTGAAGAAGGAGGTGATGGACCAAGATTGGTTGTAGGTCCAATGGCTTTAGCATTAGATGAAGCAGAACGCTCATCTGATATGATCGCATTAGGGCAACAGTTAAATCTAGCTAATGCAATAGCTAATGGGTTATTACTATATAAGTTATTTTCAATGACAAAAGGTGATCCTTCTGATGGAGAAATAGCACAAGCAGGGGGAAGTACAGGTACAATAATGGGTAATATTTGGTTGTACACAATGCTTTTTGATTGTAATGCAAGATTCAGCCCAATTCACAATAATATAAGAGGTAATATTGTAAAACCAGCAATCCTTAATCCAGCTCAAGCAGTAGTGTTCCCAAATAATAGAGAAGCGGTTAATGTAATGCAAATGTGGGCAATGACGATGACAGAATTTTTAAATGAAGTAGAAAGTCCTAATCCTGCTGCTCAATTCCAGCAAATTATTGACACAGCAGTAGTAGTTTATATTAACACAGAAATGTCACATATATCATTAGTTGAAAGTTTTACTTTATGGGTTTGGGCTCATTGTGGTTATTGTGTAGCTAAACCGGATGAATCATATAGTTTAAAGAGCAAAGTTGGAGCTAATCCAGTAGCTCAAGCGGCCGTAGATGGTTTCTCAACAGTACGATCATCAAGCGTGTTTCAACCATCAAATGCAGGTGTTGTCAACATTATAGTAGTTATGAATGATAATAGAACAAGATTAGGTGCATTAGGCCAACAGAATCAGAACTTTACAGTTAATTATGGAATAGTCGGTAATGTACTTCCAGTTACAACAGCATTAAATAATCCAAGTACTCCAGGAAATGTCGCAGTTGATATCACTGCTTTAACGATTCTAGTTGCAGATCATTGGTCGGTGAGCGAGCTTACAGGGGTAGCAGCAGTAACAACCGATTGGTGGAGAATGTATTATGGATCAAAATATTGTTTAACGCTTGCTAAAGTATATGCTACTTTGATGAGTTTTTCATTTTTACCAGTTGGTAAAACAACATTAACAGCAGGTCAAGCTGATCAAACAGATAATATGATTGACACAAATGGGGTTATAAATACAAATTTACCAGATGCAACTGCTGCTACAGCACAACAGTTGTACGATAGATGTTATGATTGCTTTGGACAAAGACAGTTAGCATTTGGCTCTAGGGAGTATACATATTATATTTCAAAAATGTCTAGAATACGTATGGCAGCGTTGTTCTGTGAAGTGAGGGCTATAAATGATTCACAGAAGTTAAGAAGGCTGAGAGATTCTAACTCATCAGCAATGGCAATATTTGTACATTTATTAGAGATTGCTGAAGGTATAAAGACAATCGAAGAACTGGGTAGATGTAAAGCTGGAATACCACAAAATGCTTTAAATGGTGCAACATTAGCAGTTAATAGTGCAAACTATAATTTAAAATTAAAGGAAGAATTTGTTGATTTATTCGCAAGAGAGTGTGGTGTTCAGAACGGTATTTGGTCAAGACCTATTGCTACAGACGTTGCTAGTGTGTCAACTGAAACATCTATATTGACAACAGTATTTGATAAGACATGGGAGAAAACTGAGTTCTACACAAACAACAGCACAGACATTTACAGAAAAACTCCATCACCGTTTGAACCTGCTACTCTAGTAAACAATTATTTTGGGAATAATCTAATAGGTAATGTGGATGTGATGATGTTTAAGGATAGAGTGAACGATGATCAAAGTAAATGGCTTCAACCGAATTCATCGTATACTCAATTGAGTACAGTTGCTCAGGGTTATGAAGTTTATTTATATGAAAAGGGGACTTTGAGGCAATACCAGATTTGGGTTAATCAGTTGTTGGATAGTGCTAATGAATGGGTTGATACGTATAAAGGTATGCCAGCAGTTTTCAATGCAAGTGATATTATTCTTAGAGGTTTTTCAACGATGATTACAGATATTACTATCCAACCTAGAATGGGCCCAAGGTTAAAACAACACTTGTTTATATCATTTAACGACTTAGCTCAAATTACTTTAGCAGATGAGGCTACTCCATGTTTTACTGCTTACAAGGCTGTGGGTACACCGGTACAACAGTTTAACGCGC